AAGCGTTGCCGCTTCCTTACTTGGTTATCTTTCCAGAATTGGAAAGCCTCTATCCGAAAACTATCGCCACAACGTGTGGTTCGGAAGATGTGTAACTGGTCTCAGTTATATGTTGATAGTACTTAGTTTTTGCCACGTGGATAACCAACGTGGATCCAGAAAAATATCTGGATACCAATAATGAACAATAACATTACATGGTCAGCTAGGGGTGGAAGAAATACTTCCCCTTAGTCTATTATATCCCTCTCATCCTGTATAGTAAAGGTAAACGAAAAAGTTTACAGTAGTATCATGAAGAGGACGATACGGAGCGTGAATAGCAATTTATATTAAAATCATCTGGTGACGTCAATCCGAAGAAGGTCACATCAGGCTATTATCATATTACATCACGTATCGAGTAACTTACAATTTCCTGTCAAATTGGGTAATTTGATTAAATCGTAGGAAGAGAACCCTAGTATGCAGTTTTATCAAAGATAGATAACTGCGAACTACCATAACATTGCGTTTAACTGTATAATATGTCGTATATACAAACGTAGATTCAGGCCATTGCGGGCAAAAGGTGATTAAGCCAGGCTAACAAGCATCTGGCAAAACCCTCCAAGTACACTGAGTACTCCGGTGGGACCTTGCAAAGTGACTGCTAACGACAAGGTGTCGGAGCCACTACAGGTAATAACACCTAACAACGTCAAAGAAATAGGATTAGCATTATTAATTGTCGTTGTCTTGGAGACAAGTGCTCCGTTAGGAACATTTGCACCGTTTTTCAAGAACTGCAACTGCATCTGGAAAAGTTCTAATGCATTCGAATCAAATGAAGAGACCTGAGCCTCGACACGATAGGTACCTGCAGGAGGTACCCATACACCAGGGGCGGCTACTGTGCCGAAAAACCCGAGGGGATCAAATACAATGTTCTGAAGAGGCAACCCTCCAGTAGCTCCATTTACGAAAACGGAGTTACCATTAAGGAGAGCCATAGAAGTTGAATTAGGAGCAGTGGCAGGGGAAGGAGAATTCTGGGGTACAAAGAATTCAAAGTCATACTCTATGAATATTTTTCCGACGGCAGACGCCCCGGTATTATTCACAGTACCTACAAATACCTTAGCGACATCAAATGTTTTGATATCGCCTGCGATGGCACAAGGGCGAACATATTTGCGGGGTCCGAGACCCATCGCAGCAGACATGTCCAACCTCATTGTTAGGTTTTTCCAGCAACTGTCTTGAACGGTTCCAGCATTATTTGCTGCTGCAACCTCAGTTGTGGGTATGGGATCACTAGAGTCGTAATCAGGAGAAATTATTACATCTCCCTGAGTAGAAGTCCCAACGATAGGAACATACTCAACCACAAGTTTATGACATTTGTACTGTTCCCACTGGTTAGCTTGTGGAGCCAACCAAGGAAAAGTGGCAGCAACACCAGGTTGTACTGCGAGAGACAGCTGATTAGTGTAAGCGATAGAACCAAGGAGGGTTCCAGTCACTAACTCACGGTGTCGAATTCTCATTCCATTGACAGTTCTTGTAGTAGTTGGTCCAGTAGAAGTTATTTTTCGACTATAGGACGCAGCAACACCAACAATTTGGTTATTGTTGTTACTACTACCGTAAGCAGAACGAGGACCACTACTGGCCTTAGGTCTCTGTTTACGTTGTTGAGGTGGATTCTGTTTCTTCTTTTGTTGAGGTCTGACGGGTACTCGAACGGAAGGTTTTATATTTCCATTCAGTGCGTGCATCAGCTTGTTGTGAGCGTCGGCAGCAGCCTTCTTGTAGGAAAGAAAACACTTATTAACATGTTCCTTTCTCTGGGCCCAAGAGGGACTCTGAGAAGCATTAGTCTTAAACTGCAAGAAAGCAGCTTGTACAGATTCGTAATGTTCATGGACAGCATCTTGTCGGTTCTGACAATACTCTTTAGTATCATCAACTGGACGAGAAGAAACGATTGTTGACGGAGTTGACTCTCCGAATAGTATTGATCTCAAATCAATTCTCTCTTCGACAGAAAGATCTGGAATAATACTGAGGATCTGCTGTAAGGGTAGCTGCCCGCGGTTTGTTGTAAATTGGTTCATTGTATGGAATCCCACCTGAACTGAGTGGGACTGTACATCGATATTTAACCCGATTATCAATAAAGAGCGAAGAGAACAATAGGAATTACGATTTTATTGTCAGCCTAATTTCATTCTTGCCATATCTTAAGATATATAACCTGGAAGCGCCGTGCAGTCTCTCGGCTTTTTGTTTAGCACGGAAGTATTAAGATGTCCCTCAAAGAGATCATCACCGTTTTGGGCTATCACAAATATCAACTCCATGGGGATAAGGTACCCAACCACCAAAAAGATCTAACAAGTTACCTGATAAAACTTAGAATTGTCAGAGAACATATATGCACTTACCTACTACGTTGTTATTTATTCGTAATAATAGCGGCCTCACACAGTTAGATCCTATGTTAGTTTAACGTCGTTTCGGACGAGAACAAACCTAGTTCATACTCGTTTTCTTATTTTAACCCACATCATAGAAAACCATCAAAACAGTGGTACAATTATCTTTTCTCACTCTCAATTAAATAGAGGGAAATAATCGGTAACTTTCTTGTCACCAACCACCATAGTCGTAAAGGACTTATTTAGGTAGGATCTAGGACCTAGCATCAGAAAATAACGATCAAAGTTTAAAAATACTTCTCGTTTGAATGCATAGTAACCAGGGTACATCCAAGTAATTGGTTGTACGAACGAGTTAAAGAAAGTTAATGGAGATAGCATTTGGTCAGATGCCAAAAAAGCGCGATGCCTTTTTTCGTCACCCTTAAAACAGCGGTTGTGATCATATTGATAATCACCGTGACCAATTTCTATAATCAATATATCGAGTAGGGATCGTAAAGATCGGGGAAGAAATTTTGGTACTTCTTCACACCTAACAAAATTATTGACGTTGTAAACTAATTTATTAAGTTCAACGTCAATAACCAGGTTTCTTTCCTGAGTAAGGAAATCCTGATTATTGATATTACGCACTATCTCCTCCTTATTATCAAATTCATTTCGAATTGGAATAAGTGGTGGACATGGTACCTTAAAGCTTGAAGTTGTAATAACATTGTGATACTTATCTAGAGTAGAAAGATCACAGGGATGAAGACGTCGAGTATGACGGTCCTTCCAAAGTTTAAGGATAAAGGTGTTAGCGAACACTGAATCCTGCTCTTGTATTACATTACCATCTTTAGCTCTGGCAGCTAGGGCAATCTTGGCAAGCCATTGATCACCATGTTCACACGCCAAATCCTGCAGTAGCTGCTCATTTTCATTAAGAACAGTCGCGCAAGAAGTGGGACGCATAGTGTACTTGAGTATGGACTTCACATACTTCATTGTAGGGATTCTAAGACCTAATCTCTTATAAAGAGTTAGTGTCGGATCGTAAATATAACAGGCTGCAACAAAGCGTTGAGCTTTCGTGACCTTCCAAGTAAGAGGCCTATATTCACGGTTAAATCCTATTCCGCCGAGATGAACTGGTAAATACCAATTAGGGTGGAATCTTTTTCCTAACCAATCATCTGACCAACGGTCCATGATCTCGGGAATACAATGACGGGTCCAAGGACACAATTCGATCATTTTATTAGCAGCACGAGCAACTTGATCAGGAGTTGCTTCCGTCTGGTTCTTTAAACAAACACCTTTAACAATGTTTAAGTTTAAATAGCCCTTTTGGACCATCTTTCCAAAAGAGGGAACTGGGTTTGGAATCATATTATTATCCAAACAATAAATCCAGTAACCGACGGGTTTTTTATCATAATAAAACTTTGATGGAACAACCTTCGTGGAAGGTTTGCACTGGAAGACTTGGCTATTCATCATAGCAAAGTAGGGACTGCAATATTGCTTCCCAACAGATGATTTAAATCCGTATCTACTACATTTTTTGTTAAACAAATGGTAGAATTCCAGTGTACTCTTAAATATCATATCGTCGCCATTAATCTTGACGCATTTCTTCATAATTTTTGAAAGAAATTTCCGATGATCTTTAGTAAGTTCCAAAGAAGAGGACACCCATTCATCTATAGCTTCTAAATAGCAAGCTAGATTAGCAATGCATAAAAGTACGAAACTTAAATCATTGCCCATGGGTTGGCCATCAATTCCAACGATTGAGAATCCATCCTGATATTTCTCTTCAGGAGTTAGAACAGTTTTTCCGTTCTTCTCGACTGAAGTAGCAGGGGAAAACACAGGAGGGTAATTAACACGTCCTATGCCAAACATCGCAATCGCCAAAGTATAATAAGGAGTGCCTTGAATGCCACTTAATGCAGCTATAGTACAATCCTTCTTTATGAGATCAGTTGCAGCTTCATAATCAATTGAACACCAATAGGACAACTCGGTCCCTCGGGTCAACTCGTGAATTCTATTGATTTCTTCGAGTAAACAATCATTTAACATTGTTCCCTCTTTTCGTGATTTCCAACATGCCATCATTTCGCCCTGAAGGGGTTGAATAGCAGAACTAAGGAATCCGGACAATTTGGTAATCATCCTTATTTTTCCAGGTTCGAAAATCCCGATAGCATCCATATCTTGAATCCACGGTAATGTCTCTTCACCCAATCTGTCCTGTACAAATTTGAATGAACGAGTGTGATTATCGTGCCGCCATGCTTCTAATTTCATCTGAAGAGCTCGAAGTTTACCTAACTTCGCCTCCTCGTCCTTTGTTGGGAAGGAAAAAGGCTCAAAGAGCTCTAGTTTTCCACCGTCAGAATACTTCATTTCTAGACAAGCAGAACCACTAGGCATAAATTTCGTATAGTCAGTATTGAGTTTATTTTTAATAATATTTTTAAATACCTCATGTGATACCTGAACTATTTTGGTATACGAGCTCGGATCCAAACGCCCATGATCTGTTTTAAATCGTTGAGCATGCTTAACGTAAGCAGCTGCCAATTTTACATGACTCTGAGCAGGCCAGAACTTTTTACTACCCTTTTGTAATGAGTAGACGAAATCTATTTCCTTCCTTACAATCATTCTACGCAGAATGAATTGTAAATAACCAACAAACAATTTATCAACGATCCTTTCATCACGGATCGGTCCCATATTGAGACAATCTCCACTTACCTTGTACAAGGCAGCGTCAATGAAATATTTGATAAAATCTTGTTCAAAATTCCACTCATCACAATACTTGTCTATTACAACAATCATGTGACAAACAGAACTCTCCAATTTAGTCATCTCTTTTTCCGTAAACCATTTTGCTGTTGGTTTAAGGGACACCCTTGCAACGAAAGGGAATAGGAGTGACTGAACAAGTTGAGAGACCCCAGTGTGATTCACTGGCTTGTGAAGTGTCTTCCTAAGACATTTCCTCACAATAGTTGACACCAATTTTCCTACGTGACGTCTGCTACTTTCAACTTCGAGTTGAGAGTACTGACCCACGAGGGATTGGCGGGAGCCTGTAGTAATACAATGCTTTCGACCTTTATGTCTACTATTTTTCATTGTAGTAACTACCTCCGTAGCTCCATCGTTTGGCTCTATAGGAGTAGGTGTGTTATTAACACTAACACTACTACCTGACATCTTATTAATTTCTAGATGTCAACACTAACTTGAAC